CTTATGGTGAAATAAGCTGTACGTTTCAATGTTCTACAGAAAAGAAAGAGCTTGCAAATAAAGCCATTGAATGGTGTATAAAAAAGTTTGGACTCTCTGATATAGAAGATCTAAAGATATTAGTTAAGGTTGAAACTCTAGATGATTGCTGGGGATACTGTGAACAAGAAATACCAGACTCAAATAGTTATATAATCGGGGTGGAACAGACCCAGAAACTTAGGGATTTTATAATGACAATCGTTCATGAAATGATACACCTTAAGCAATATATAACTAATGAATGGGAGGGTGATGGCGAAGAAGAGGCAATAGAACTAGAGTCTAAACTAACAGATGAACTCTGGAAAGAAGGTATACTATGATAAGTCGATGTGTTGATTGTGGTAGCACAGACCTACACCAAGGGTATGATATAATGATACCTCTTAACAAAGAGCCACTAGAGTTATTGGATTTCCTTGATGGTGAATACAATGATTTTATATGGTGTTGTAATTGTGAAGATGAGTGTCAAGGAATTGAGGAGGTAGATCAGGAATGAAAGGCGTAAAGAAGTGGGGGATTAAAGTACGTGGCAAGTGGTGGACTATGAATAATAAACGCAAGGATGCTGTTTATTATAAGAAGTCTGATGCAGAAAAAGATGCAACTGAGTGGAATGCAATGCGTGAAAGGGGTGACAATCCCTATACTGTAGAGGAGTATACAGAATGAAAGAAAGAATACTGCAAGTGATGGCAGATATAGATGCCAACAAGTTGATCGAGTTGATTGAGGATGACATTGAAGATATGGCTACCTTAGCTACCGATGCTGAGATAACTAGACAGTTCGAGACAATACAAAAGGAACTCGAAGGTAATCTTAAGTCCTTCATCGGAGAATATATAGATGCATTACTTTATAAGATGGTTAAAGATGGAGAATTGGAGGTTACATATGATAGACGGAATACTTTATGATGAAGATATAGTAGACTATATCAATGACAGGCTAGATTATTCTATTGATGACACAGGTATGGGTTACTATGAGTATGGCGATGGAAAATATTTAGATAAAAACATTGAAATGGTCTTGACAGAAGAAGAAATTATGGTACAATATACTACAGCTAATGAGCAATTGATACCTACTTTACTTCATGGTACTAAAACTGGATATGATAATGATGATAATGATTATGAATCTGATTGGACCGCTGAACTGGGTACTGTTGTGTGGAACCCAAGCACTAGAACTTTAGATGCAACATACGAAATAACGAGAAACTAAGATGAAGTTATTATATTGGTCTAGAATATATATTATAATGGGATCTGATCTTTTATATACAGCAATATGTTAAAGGAGGATGATATGAATATACACATATCACATACATGTTTAGAGACTATGCTTAAGTCAGGTATGATTCGTGACTTCACAGACGATGGCTTCGTCTATCGTGAAGATTCTGGCTGGGTACCAGCTGGTGATGTTATTGAATTCTACTTAGGTATGGAGGAATATGAGCTTGAAAAAGCAAAAGAAACGGTACGAGCCTCAGTCGAAAGACGAGCAGAGTACCAAGAAACCAAAGAAGCCCAAGCGTTTATCCAAAAGTAAACTAAAGGATGATCTCAAGTGTTGGGATGATTCTGATTGGGAAAAATATAGTGACGAATTATAGGAGATATTATGTCACACGAAATGTATAAGGATGATCATGCAGTATATGTTGGTGAAGCTGCATGGCATGGACTGGGAACAGTCGTAGAAGAAGCACCAACAACTTTAGATGCTTTGCGTCTTGCTAAGATGGACTTTGATGTAGTACTTAGTGAACCACTAATTGCTAAGTATGAAGAAGAATATCTAACTAATCCTAGTAAGTTCTATGCTACAGTACGAACTGATACTGAAGAAGTACTAGGTGTAGTGAATAAGAACTATAAGATTGTACAGAACAGTGAACTGTTTGACATTGCTGGCTCAGTACCTGGACTACAGGTGGAGACAGCAGGTACACTGTTCAATGGAGCACAGTCATATGTCCTTATGAAGGATAGTGAGTGGCAAGTTGCTTCTCAAGCAGGAAACGATGAGATGCATGAGTATCTCTGCCTAATGAACAGTCACAATGGTACGTTGAGTCTATCAGCACTACCTACCTCAGTCAGGGTTGTATGTAACAACACACTAAGTTGGGCAATCACTGAAGGATCACAGCGTATGATTAAGCTACGTCACAAGGGTGACATGGAAGATAAGATCGTAGGACTTAAGGAAGCACTCGATGAATGGAAGAACCACAAGGCGAAGTTCCGTTCAGCAGTACAGACCTTGGGTACTAAGAGATGGAGTGCTGAAGAGATTCAATCCTTCTGGATGGAATGCTATCAGATGTTTGAAGGTGAAGTGCCAACAGCACGGTCATCTTACACACAAGAGGAACATAACTCTAGAAAGAAAGCCATGGCTACTATGCAAGGCTTTACTGAGACCTTTGATAAAGAGGTAACGGAGTTTGGAGGAGATAGTGCATGGCTCGCAGCTAATGCGGTTACGAACTGGCTACAGAATCGAAAGCGTCGCACAACTGAGGCTACTATCAGCAACAAGTTGATCGGTGATGCAGCCAAGAATTCTACCCGTGTTATGCGTCATGCACTAACGCTAGTATAGGACCACGGCCTAGACGGGTTCAAGAGATTAGGGCTTACCTTTAGCACGTAGCCAAGGCATCTCTACTATACTAGCACCCCGTGTTGCGTGCGGTTCACAAGTGTGATAACGAGACGCTACTCACCTGAGCATGTGTGACAAAACTGCGAACCCATTGGTATAGGGTCTAAAATACCCCACTTTACTGACGGTCGTGTGGCTAAAGGGCAGTCCGAGTGGTAGGCGTAACCTACTGACAATCTAATGTTACCTTTCCTCTGAGCCCAAGTCGATCAGCACTTATCTACAGGATTCCAGGTGTAGAGCCTATTGCAAATGTAGATATTTATCTTAACGGGGTCCTGTATTGGTTAACTTCGACACTGTGAATCGACCGCAATCGAAGAGGTAACAACAATCTAACGGAGTAGCACACCTGAGTGTTCAGTTGGGGTCAATTAGCCTCAACGCTCCGACAATCTAATGGGGGGGTAGTAGTAAACGCCATATGTACATTAAGCAGGACGTTTCTATCATGGCACTGCAAAATCTACTACTCCCCGACAATCTATGTATAATGCTGGTATATAATTGGATTAGGCATTATACAGGGAAGTAGTAAAGTGTTTACCGTGGTTACCTAACTAGGATAAATGTAAGGCGGTACTAGGAACTTTACTATTCCCCGACAATCTAAGGGAAGTAACATAGCGTAGTGCTTCAGTTGGGAAGTTCGCCCCAACGCTTCCCGAAAATATAGGAGACATGCATGCCAAAGAAGAAGAAAGAAGTATCGATACAAACAAACGACCAGAACTTTGGCGGTACCTTTAATGCTCACAAGCACTGGAAGAAACTTAGAGATAAGCACAGAAAACATGAGAAGCTTGGTTTAGGTGGACCAAGCAAGCCAGAAATATACTCACCTCATGATGCTGGAAAGGGTGATGCCTCTCGTAACAGAGATGTGCCTGATGAGATATATGATTTGAACTGGGACCTAGCCTTTGGTAAGATAACTAAGGAAGAGCATACTAAAAGAACTAAAAAGTTCTGGGAGCAGTATAATAATGATGTGGGATGAACTTACAGATGAGGGTAGATCAGAGCGTCGTAATGCACAGATATTATATGAGCAGGAGATGCTTGAGTACGGAAAGAATAAGTATTGGAACGAGTACAATAGAGCACCGGATGAGGGGATACCTGAACAAGAGTTATTAGACTCTTCTATTAAAGAACTTCGTGATACTTATCAAGAGTGGATCGATAAAACCTGCGAGTCTTCTAGAACTCCACGCTGGTTGTATCCCCTGTTAGAACTTGGTGCACAAAAGATAGCCGATATAACTATACGCTCTGTCATACGGACATGGTTTTCTAGTAGTTATTGGGGGTATAATTGGACTAGTGATAAGGTTATACCACCCTTAGCCCAGAGTATAGCTACTCAGATAGCACAGGATGCTTGTGATATCATAGCATTTCAGAGAGCTAAAGAAAACAATAGAGACGATTGGTTTAAACAGTCTAAGTTTATTAAGAACTGGACTACGAAGCGTTGCAAAGCCTTTGCTAAGAAAATGAATAAGAATGTAAAGCTACCTGTTAAACATAAGCATGATTTTGGTCATCACATGTTACGGATTGCCGCTGCTTCGAACATTATAATGCTAACAAAGCATAAGATAAAGAGAGGTAAGACTCATCGCAGCTACCTTAGCGTAGAGTTTCATCCTGATGTACTAAAAGAATTACACAATAGGCACCAGTTTCTTCAGGCTTCTACCTTAGTATACAGACCTATGATATGTAAGCCTGAAGACCACACTATAAAACACTCAGGTGGGTATCTTCATACCAATTTAAGGAAGCCTGTTGTACAAAAATATAAATCAAATTTCTTCGGGGATTATGCTAAGATACAGAAGTATTCTAAGCCTTCTCAGAAGGTACTAGACGGACTCAACCTCATGATGAATACTGAGTGGTCTGTGAATGAGAAGGTCTTAGATGTAATGGAAACCCTGTTTACAAACAACACAGGGCTAGCCAACCTACCCTATTATTCCTTCGAAGAATTCATGTATAATGAGGAGTACCCTAAAGGTGGGTCTAAAGAACAACAAGCTATTTGGTGTCAAATTAGAGAAGAAAAATGGGGTAATTGGTACAAGCAAGAACAGAGTAGGGGTCGCATGCTTATACGACTTAACCTAGCCAAAGAACTATTACCTTGGGATTATTTTTACCACGGGTATACTCTAGATTTCAGGGGCAGGGCATACTCTATATGTGAACTGCTTAGTCCCCAGTCCTCTGACTTTGATCGTGGACTTATTATGTTTGCTAATGGTGTAGAGCTTACGCCAAGAGGCAGATGGTGGCAGAAGGTACACCTTGCTAACCTATTTGATCAAGACAAACTACCCTTTGAAGATAGAGTGAAGTGGGTTGATGATAACTGGAAGATGATAGAAGATATTGCAGAGGATCCTTATGAACATAGGGAATGGATTGATGATTCTGTTAAAAAGAATAAGTCTTTCCAAAGACTAGCTTCTATCTTTGATATTACTAGAGATGATAACCTTACATTCATTCCAGTACAGATAGATGGCAAGTGTAATGGTAATCAACACTGGTCTGCCATAGTAGGAGACACAGAGATTGCTGAACTGACAGGCATTATTCCATCCAAGGAACCACACGACTTATATCAGTATGTGGCTGATAAGACAACAGAGTATTGTACAAAGACTAAAGATTCTAGTGGGTGGTTTAAAGAGTTCTTAAAACATTGGGATAATATTATTGATCGCAAAGTTACTAAGAGACCTACTATGTGTGAACCCTATGGAATTACTTTCTATGGCATACAAAGATATCTTAAAGAAGAAGGGCATCTTGACTGGGTGTCTAAAGAAAAACTTGGTGGAGCTATTGTTGAATTAGCTAGAGCTATTAAAGCTAGCTTAGATAATTCTCTAAGTGGACCCAACATGGGTAAGCAATATCTTAAAGATGTAATAGAGATAGCCAATGATTTAAATAAGCACGTAGAGTGGACTACACCTAGCGGTTTTAAGGTAGTTCATTATTATAACAAACAACAAAAACGTAGGTCCCTCGCATCTTTGTTTAACCGCAAGGAACTTACTTTTTATGTAAAGACTAATGATGTTAATCCTAGAGAAGCTATGCAAGCTATTAGCCCAAACTTTATACACAGTATAGATGCGGCTCATATGTTTTTAACACTTGCTCGTATAACTTTCTATGGTATTACATCTGTTAGTATGATACACGATTCATATGGATGTCATGCTAACTTTGTAGATCTCATGCGCAATTGTTTGAGAGAAGAATTTTTAGAGATACATTCTGAAAATTTATTAGAAAAATTTAAGAAGGAAGTAGAGAATCAGTTAGGAGTTATTCTACCTGATCCTCCTGAACGAGGAAAATTAGAACTTGAAAGGGTTCTAGAATCAGATTATTTTTTTGCATAGGAGTTTACATGTGACTCACTTAATAGTAACCAATGAAGGAGATATGGAATATAGTTTAGCATATACATTTAGGCTTGCAGATACAAAAAGTAGCTGTAAGAAACTAGAGATTACATTTTCAACCGAGGGTTTAATGACTATCTTTCTCAGAAATCTTTTCGAAGATTTTATAGAGAACGGTATACCAAGCGACAATGGTTTAGATTTATGTATGTATGTACCCAAAGAAAAGGATAAGTAATGACAAAAGTATTAGTGATAGGAGACTTACACCTACCTGCAGAACGAGAGGATTATCTTAATTTCTGTAGAGGTTTAAGGAAAAAATATAAAACAACTGAGACTGTATTTATCGGCGATGTTTTAGATCACCATGCTATATCTTTCCACCAGAAACATCCTGATGCTGACTCAGCAGTAGCTGAGTATCACAGGTCGATGGAAAAGATGAAGGCATGGAAGAAAGCATTCCCCAAAGCTAGGGTTTGCATAGGAAATCATGATGAACGTATTCATAGACTTAGTTCAAGTGCAGGTATTCCTGCCATGTATCTAAAGGAATATAAAGATATCTTTAATACTCCTGGATGGGAGTGGGCTTATGAGTGGGTGATTGATGAGGTGGCTTACATACACGGAACTGGTGCCTCATCTGGCTTAGTTCCCTCGTTTAATGCAGCCAAGATTAGAGTACAGAGTACTGTATCTGGTCATGTTCATTCAGCTGCTAGTATTTGCTGGATGGTAGGTCCTAATAAAGATAAAATATTTGGATTTAATGTACCATGTGGGGTTGACAAAGACCACACTTTGATGTATTATGGTAAGAACTTTCTTAAGAAGCCAGTCAACGGGGCTGGTGTTATAATAAATGGACATCCGTATATGGAGATAATGTGATGCCAGAAACAGAAGATAGAGTATGGGTTCCTCTTGATGAACTCGAAAAATATTTGCAAGGCATTTCTACTACCCTGATGGGTATCATAGGTAATGTTGATGCAACAATAGAGAAAATGAAAGAATCAGTTGAAGAACAAAAAGGAGAAACTAATGATGACAACTAAAATTCCAGCATTTACTACAGAAACAATGGACGTTGTATGGTCACACCTACACGCACCCGATGATAAGTTTGGTGCCGACTCGTCCAACCACAATATCACAATCCTTGTTGATGCACAGCTTCAGAAGAAGCTTGACAAGCTAGTTAAAGAAAGCGGTGCAACAAAGATTAATGGTATGAGAGAAAATGATGAAGGTCAAACTTTACTTAAAGTGAAGTCAAAGACATTCGTTAAGAAAAATGTAACTGCATTTCCTTGTAGAGATGCCAGTGCAAACCAAACAAGCATTACTCCCTATGGTGGAGACAAAGTTCGTTTGCGTATTGCACCTGCTCTTCTTACTCGTGACAATTCTATGAGTTTATATCTTAATGGTTGTCAGATTATTGAGAAGAATGATAATGCTAGCGATAACACTGGTGGATTCGAAGCTACAGATGGCTTTGTTGATACCACGCCTGTTATGGCAGAAAGTACAGATGACGATCTTCCTATCTGATGCCAGAGTGGAAGTTTCCGATTAG